ATATGTTCCTGAGCCGGATGTTGCTGTCAACATCGATACCACTGATGCTTCATTTGCTTTTGCTAAGTTCCAGGCTGAAAGAGTAACAGCAAACACATTCTATGTCGGAACTCAGAATCTACAAAGCACATTACACTTTGCATATGATGCCGCTAATGCTGCATATACATCTGCTAATGTCGGCTTCGTTGGTGCAAACAACTGGTCAAACTCAGTAGGATCTTCTGTTAATAGTTATGCATCTATACTGTCAGCAAACATCGCTGCTGGTGCAAACAACTATGCAGGAACTCTTGCTAATTCGTCGAATGGTTGGGCCAATACAGTAGGTACAGCAGGTAATAACTATGCAACTATAACATATGCTACACAATCCTCACAAGCAACAGGATTTGCATCTATTAATAGTTTTGCAACTTATGTTGGTACTTCGACAAATAACTATACATCTGCTACATATGCTACACTAGGTTCAGTAGCATCTAACTGGGCAGTAACTAATGCTGCATACACATCTGCTAATGGTGGTATACTTGCATTTGGTTCCGCTAATTCTCTATGGTCAGTTACCAATGCTGCATATTTGGTTGCTAATACTGCTAGAGATTCATTAGCATCTAACTGGGCAGTCTCTAATCTAACAGCCAGTATTGCTAATGCGGCATATGCAGCAACCAATTCAGAATTTTCCATACAGAATACTGTATCTGCTTCAATAAATAGTAATTGGACAGTCACCAACGCTTCTTATACAAAGGCAAACAGTGCTTTACCAAACGTATCTGGTGTCACATTTGTTGGTGACGTATATGTAATAAACAATATCGGAATCGGAAACTCAAGCGTCAATTCGATTTCATTGGTAACATCTTCGGCTACAGATCAGATTCTAGATTCGTTTTCAACATCATCATGGCGTTCTGCCAACTATGTTATTACGATGACATCAGGAACAAGTTATCATACTACACAAGTGACTCTTATTCATGATGGTACAGACGCTTATGTTACAGAGTATGGTACGATTTACACTACTGACAATCTCGGTATCTTTAGTGCTGTTATTGTTGCTGGCTCTGTTAGACTAAACGTGACACCAACTTATGCAATTACCACTATCAATATGGTGAGAACGACGAATAAATAAATAGGAATATACAAACTGGGGGAAAGGGAACCTAGTGTCTAATAAAGAGTTTACGGCCCGTCACGGTCTTATTGTCAATAACAACATATTGATTGTTGGTGGTACTAACGTTATCGCTGCTATCGTTGCATCACAAGCAAATGATGTATCGCTATCTGCTAACGTCAATACTCTAGCAGCGGCTTTTGTATCTAATAGTCAGTCACTATCCTCTAATGTTAACACTCTTGCTGGTTCTTTCGTAGCCAACAGTCAGACATTATCCGATAATGTTAACACCTTGGCAACCACCTTTGCTGCTGCTAATGCTAACAATGTCTCGCTATCAACTAACGTAAATGTATTGGTTGCATCATTTGTATCCAACAGTCAGTCATTATCCACTAATGTTAATACCTTGGCAACCACCTTTGCTGCTGCTAATGCTAATACGGTATCGCTGTCTGCTAACGTCAATACCTTGGCAGCCGCTGTCGTTGCTAATGACGCTTCCCAAGGAGCAAATATTGCTGTCTTGGCTGCTGCTTTCGTATCAAATAGTCAGTCATTATCCGCTAATGTTAACACCTTGGCTGCTTCTTATGTAACATTCACTAATATTTTTTCACAAGCAAATGCCAACGCTATATCGCTATCCACTAACGTTAACACTCTGGCTGCTACATTCGCTTTAGCCAATGCCAACAACGTTTCATTGTCTTCCAATGTTAACACCTTGGCTGCTAACGTGAATACTTTAGCAGGTGCAGCATATCCTAAGACTGGTGGTACGATCTCTGGCGACGTTTCAATTACAGGCAATCTTACGATTTCTGGTAATCAGTCTTATATCAATACACAAACTCTGCTAATAGGTGATAGTCTACTAACTCTTAATGCTGATCTTCCAGGAAATATAACACCAACAGAAAATGCTGGTATTGAAGTTAACCGTGGTAGTGCATTATCAAACTCTGCCTTTATATGGAATGAAACCGCTGAGGCATGGCAGTTCACATCAAACACAACATTAGGATCATACTCAACTGTAGCGTCTCTAACAGATGTTAACGATGCAGCAGCAGGTGCAAACAATTATGCCGCTGCGACATATGGAACACTTGATTCTCTGAACGCTAACTGGTCTTTGACAAATTCTACATTTTCTTCATTAGGATTAACATTCGCTTCTCTATCATCTAATTGGCAAGTTACTAATACGACATATACCCAGGCAAATTCTGGAGTTACCATTGGTACCAATGCTTATGCAGGAGTAAACTCAGCATTTACTGTTCTCAATGCCGCTTATTCTGTTGCTAATGCATCGAATGGATATGCTGCTACTGTAGGACTTGCAGCAAACAATTTTGCTATATCAACATATGCTACTATCTCAAATAGTCAGTCACTATCCGCTAACGTTAATGTATTGGCTGCTACCTTTGCTGCCGCTAATGCTAATAACGTATCCCTATCCGCTAATGTTAATACCCTGGCTGCATCATTCGTATCTAATAGTCAGTCACTATCCGCTAACGTCAATACTTTGGCTGGTACCTTTTCTTCTGCTAATGCCAATAACATATCATTGGCTGCCAACTTATCATCGGCAGTAAGTTATAGACTCGCAAATACTAGCGGTGTTTCTTTTAATGGTGATTTAAACTTCCCAACTGGTAATGTAGGTATTGGAACAAGTTCTGCATCTTATACATTAGACGTTGTTGGCAATACAAGTTTATCCGGTTATTTGCAGATACCAGACACAACAGTCGTCTCAACACACGGTATCGATCCAGCAGATTCAACGAATAGAGTTTTTGCTGTAAGAGCATATCCAACACTTAGTTATAATCCCAATTCGATGTTGAATGGTGACAGTGTTACGGCCGCACAATTTTCTGGAGTATGGGCACCAACAGCAAATACCACTAACACATATTATGGATATGGTTTCTTTGGTAGTATTGCATCAGATTCCAATATCACAGATGGTTATGCAACTGGAGACCTCAGAGGTATATACGGTAACGTTTATCATTATAGCCCATCATATTTGTTGAGAATGGTTGGCATAGCGGGTAGAACATATAATAGAAGCAATTCGATTGTAGGATCTGCTTATTCTGTTTGGGCTAGAAACTCTACAACTACAGGTGGTGGTTTTATCACAGCATCATATGGCTTGTATATTGATGCTATTACCGGTGGTAATACTAACTACTCGATTTATTCTGCTGGTGGACAAAACTACTTTGCAGGAAATATTGGTATCGGTGTTACTACACCAGCAGCATCACTACATGTCAACGGTAATGCTAACATCGCTTTACCAAATCTAGTTGTCGGCGGTACAAACGTTATTGCTGCTATCGTAGCATCTAACGCTAATGCTGTTACGCTTTCATCTAACGTTAACACATTGGCTGCTGCCTTTGTATCCAATAGTCAGTCATTATCTGCCAATGTCAATACCCTAGCAGGTGCCTTTGTCTCTAATAGTCAGTCATTGTCCGCTAATGTTAATATCTTGGCGGCCGCAGTTATATCCAATAATGCTACACAAGGTGCCAACATCGCTGCTTTGGCTGCCAATGTTAATACTATTGCCGGTGCAATCACCAATCTAACTCTAGAAAATGTACCGACCGCTTTCGTTAAGAGGTCAGTAACAGCAGCCACAACTGCTAACATTGCTCTATACGGAACACAAACGATTGATGGTGTTGCTGTTTCCGCAGGCAATAGAGTTCTAGTCAAAGACCAAACACTCGCAAATCAAAATGGACTTTATGTAGTTTCCGCAACAGCATGGACAAGATCCGCTGATGCCGATGTTATTGGTGATATTGCTTCAGCGTTGGTTGCTGTTGACGCTGGTACAACTAATGGTGGCAAACTCTATGACAATGATATCAAGATAACTGACACCTTAAACACAACAAGCATTACCTGGTATAGAATTATCGATGACGGTGCTATCTATACGTATGCTGCTCCTATTACTGCCTATGGTGCATTAAACGTTGCTTACTTGGCTGCTAATACTAATGCTCAAACACTGTCAGCAAACGTCAACACTTTGGCAGCCACCTTTGTTGCTGCTAATGCTAACAACATTTCTTTGTCTGCTAACGTTAATACCTTGGCTGCTACATTTGTTTTGGCTAACGCTAACTCCGTATCACTATCAACCAATGTTAATACTTTAGCAGCAAATGTTAACACTTTGGCTGGTGCAGCATATAATAAATCTGGCGGTACCATTTCTGGTGACGTTGCTATTACTGGTAGTTTGACTGTTAGTGGATCCCAATCATATGTCAATACACAGACACTATTGATTGGTGATAACCTAGTAGTTCTTAATGCTGATCTACCAGGCAATATAACACCAACTGAAAATGCTGGCATAGAAGTCAATCGTGGTAGTGCTGCTGCTAATGCTGCTCTAATATGGGTAGAAGCAGCCGATGCTTGGGCATTTACCAGTAATGCTAATGCCGCTATTACGACATACATTGCATCTAATACTGATATTGCAACTCTAACATCAAATACAGTTTCATTATCAACCAATGTTAACGTATTGGCTGCTGCTGTAGTGAGTAACAATGCTACTCAGGGTGCTAACATAGCAGTATTAGCAGCATGTACCGCTGGTAAACTAGCCAACACATCTGGCACTTCATATAATGGTGATATATTTGTTCCCGCTGGCAATCTAAGTGTTGGTACTAACAATACAATGCCATCATTTAGGATGCAAGTTTATGATGCTTCAAATGCCGGTCTAGTATTCAGAAACCCATCAAACTACACAGTATTAGCCCAAAGTGGTAGTGATTACTATGTGGACCTCAATAGAGGTGGAACTGCTGGTAACTTAATTTTCAGAAACAGTTCAACACTGACCGAAAGACTAAGACTGGATAATGACGGTTTCTTAGGACTTAGTGTAATACCAAGCCCATGGGTATCAACAGCAAGAGCAATCGATATTGGTGCTTATACATCAATTTCAACAACATCTAATGGTGTTGGATTCTTAGGATTCAATTTATACGAATCATCTGCTGGTGTATTTAATTACAAAGCATCTGCTGTTGCCTCTGCTTATATGATGAACTCGGGCGCTCATAGATGGTACTTGGCACCATCAGGAACGGCCGGTGCAGTTGCTACACTCAACAATGCATTGACTCTTAACACCGATGGAAATCTTGGTGTTGGTACAGCAGCACCTGTTGGTGTCATCGATTTAGGATCAGGAACTGCTGGTCGTGGTATTGTTTGGGGTGGTGGTGGAGGACATTATGCTTCTATCTGGACCCCATATAGTTCATCCGGTCTTGTTCTAGGTACCGGTATGAAGGGTAATACCTTTACAGATGCATATGATTCTTCATATGGTAGTTCTTCGATATATCGCTCTGCTATTAGAATGAACATGTCAACTGGTGGTATTCAGTTCTTTGCTAATGGTTCACAGACAATTGCAGCAAATACGCAGTTTACACCACAAGAAGTAATGAGAATTACTGAAACCGGTAACGTTGGAATTGGTATCACTAGTCCAACATCTAGACTACATGTCAATGCTGCTCCTGCAACGGCTGCCGTAGTTGGTATTCAATCTGCATACTCTAACACAAGTGCATATCTACAATTCTTGAACAGTTCTGGTTCTGAGATGGGATATGTTGGTTATGGTAGTCCAATATCTGGTCAAATGTATGTTTGGCAAACGCAATCAGAACCTATGGTTTTTGGTACCAATAATACAGTCAGAATGTCTATCGGTAACAATGGTAACGTTGGTATTGGCCAGGGTGCAAGTGCTACTTATCGCCTAGGTGTCACATCAGGAGCAGCAGGTATTGGTGTAACAACAACATCTTCATCATCTGGTCTTCCAGGACTAGCACTGTTCGAAGGTGCTATGAGTGCTGTATTTACACCATCCACATCTGCTAACACAGTCTATTTTGGATCTTATTCATCTAATACAGTATCATTCATCACTGGCAATAGCACAAAGATGACACTTGGTGCTGATGGTAACGTTGGTATCGGTACCGCAACACCCGGATATAAACTAGAAGTCAATGGTCCTATCTACACACCAAATGTGGTGAGTAACATACATCAGATGCGTCGTATTGCTTCTGCATCAACTGGTATTAACTGGTATTCTCCAACATATACAGCATGGCAAGACTACATGGCACCCGCTGGTGCTGGACAAGGTTGGACAGCAACGGTCACCGCTCCAACAGGTACGTATGTCACATCTTGGGCTAGAAGATCATTTGTTGAAAATACTGCTGGTTATGGTTGGACATGGGAAGCAGGTGGTGGCACATCCACCACACCAACCATTGTAGCGGAACTTTCATCTGCAACTGGTAACTTTAGAATTACCGGTGGTCTATATGCTGTAACTAAGTCGTTCGAAATTAAGCACCCAACTAAGCCTGGTATGAAACTACGTTATGGATCGCTAGAAGGTCCAGAAAACGGTGTCTATGTTCGTGGTAAACTAGATGGTGAGAAAGTTATTAATCTGCCAGATTACTGGGAAGGTCTAGTTGATCTAGATACCATCACAGTCAATCTAACTGCTATCGGTCATAGTCAGAATCTATATGTTTCTGATATTGATGGCTTGAAGATTCATATTGATACGGAAAACCATACACAGCCTTATTGCTTCTATCATGTATATGCAGAACGTAAGGACGTTGATAAACTAGTTGTGGAGTATGAGGAATAATGGCAGTAACCTATGGACCATCTAAAATACTAGCACAGGGGTTACTTGTAGACCTAGACGCCTATACAACTACCAGTTATCCCGGTAGTGGATCAACCTGGTATGATTTATCTGGTAATGGTAACAACGCTACACTGTCTAATGCACCAACATACAGTAGTGGTGCATTGACTTTTAACGGAACTAATCAATATGGTGACATAGCCAGTATAGCAGGCACCACCGGTATGACTGCTTTTACTACGAGCACCTTTGCCAAAATCACTGGTAGTAATGCAGGTGCAACAACAACTCTATTCTCTCTTGATTATATCATCACAGGCACTAAATTTTTTGATAATTCTGTATTTGGTCAAGCGAGTTTGGTAACAATAGGAAATATCGCAACCGAAACAGCGTTCACTGCAACTTATGGTAACTGGTATCACTTTGTCGTATCCTGGTCATCTGGATCGACTCTTAAACTATATGTTAATGGAACTTTATGGGATGCCTCTACCTCTACATATACAGGCACATTGAACAATCCATCGGGTGCTACGATAGCAAATTATTCAGGCTATTATGCTCCATGCACCTTATCAAAAATTGGTTTATGGAATGTTGAACTAACACCATCACAAATCTCCGCATATTACAATGCATACAAGGGGAGATATGGTTTATAATGGCACTAGGACATTCACCATCTATAGTCACTAATGGACTAGTAAGTTACTGGGACGCTGCTAATACTAATAGATCAGCAAGAGGATATAAGAACCTTCTTGATCTTAGCGACTGGACGTTAGGGACAGGTGGCACCACTACATTCTCATACAATGGTTCTGTATCAGAAAATCAAAGAATACTAGACACAGGTCCTTTTGGTGTTACTACGCTTGTCTGGGATTCTCCATCTAATGACGCTACGAGTGACGCTGATGGTGGATTCAGCAGTCCTTACGTGTCAATTGATTCTTCTCAACTATACAGATTTTCAGTATGGCTACGCAGAAAGAATATTGGTGATGGTAGTTACTATATGGGCCTATATGGAATCAATGCTGGGCTTGGTAATGACGGTGTTCTATTAAGAGCAAACACAGCATCAGTAAGCACTAACCCCTATTTTTCAGCGGGCGGTTGGCCAGCGAGTATTGCAAACAACGAATGGATGCTAGTTGTCGGCCATGTTTTTCCTGCCAATAGTGGAACAGGAAGCGTTCACACAGACAGTGGCTTATGGAACACATCAGGAACTAAGTTCCAAGGTTCGCCTAACCAAGGTGACTGGGTGTGGAAGCCAACAAATACAAAAACAATTCATAGAGCATATCTATTCTACTCTACTATTACTACAACCAATCAGCAGTTCTATCAACCAAGAATTGATTTGTGTGATGGTTCTCAACCAACTATTGCTGATCTAATTGCAGGAGTTGGTTCAGAATGGTATGATATGATAGGATCTAATCATGGATCTGTATTGAACAGTGTTGATCCACACAATTCCGCTGGTTATATGACATTTGACGGAAATCTTGGTGCTAATAGTTGTGTTGTTACTACCAATACAGTGTCATTTGGCAACAATGCTACATGGGAAGCATGGGTAAATTGCTCTCAGAACCTGAACACCTTTAATATGTTCATGGGAAGATTTCTACCATATTTCAGTTTCTATAATGGCAATTCTTTATTTTTCTCAATCGCTATTGGTGGTACACAAAAAACATTATCATCCGGTGGATTGACAACTAACACCTGGTATCATACAGCATTTACAACGTCATATGATGGTGTCAATACCACCATGAAAATATATATAAATGGTAATGAAACTGGATCAGTATCTTATGCAGGTTCAGTCACAGACTACCCATACAAGTTCATGATCGGTGATGGCAATAGTGGTAACAATGGTACAGCGCCTTGGTATCCGTTTAAAGGTAGTGTATCTAATGTTAAGATATACAATCGCACATTGTCAGCATCTGAGATCGAACAAAATTTTATTGCACTTCGTGGCAGATACAATATATAAATAGTCAGAACAGAGATAGGATCAAATGGCTAATACTTATAAGAACATAGTTATCACACCAAACACAGGATCAACAACCGGTGATCCAACAATCGTGTTTTCTGGTGGAGATTCAACGAATAACACTGACATCGAATTAGTTGTATATCCAACAGCAAATGGTACACTGTCATTTGAAGGTACTGCTGGTCAGTTGTTCTCAATCACAAATGATCTATCAAACACTATCTTTTCAGTTAACGATGTATCTGGACTACCGCTAATCGAGGTCAATGTTGCTTCACAACAGATTACACTCGGCCAGTATTATGGTAACGTTGGCATTGGTACCGCAGCAGGTAACTCAAGTAATTATAAGTTAGATGTCGCTGGTGGTGCTAATATCTCTCTACCCAATCTTACTGTTGGTGGTACAAACGTTATTGCTGCAATCGTCGCTAGTAATGCAAATGCGGTCACACTATCTGCTAACGTTAACGTATTGGCTGCCACATTTGCTGCTGCTAATGCTAATAATATCTCTTTGTCTGCTAACGTTAACGTATTGGCTGCCACATTTGCTGCTGCTAATGCCAATAACATTTCTTTGTCTGCTAACGTCAATACCTTGGCTGCATCTTTTGTATCTAATAGCCAGACATTATCTGCTAACGTCAATACCTTGGCTGCATCTTTTGTATCTAATAGCCAGACATTATCTGCTAACGTCAATACCTTGGCTGCATCTTTTGTATCTAATAGCCAGACATTATCTGCTAACGTCAATACCTTGGCCGCCACCTTTGCTGCTGCTAATGCCAATAACATTTCTTTGTCTGCTAACGTAAACTTGATAGCAGGATTAATTACAAATCTAACTCTAGAAAACTTGCCAAGTGCGTTCGTTAAGAGATCCGTAACTGCGGCAACAACCGCTAATATTGCATTATATGGAACACAAACGATTGACGGTGTTGCTGTCTCAGCAGGCAATAGAGTTCTAGTAAAAGATCAAACATTAGCAAACCAGAATGGTCTTTATGTAGTTTCAGCAACAGCATGGGCAAGATCCGCTGACGCTGATGTTATTGGTGATATTGCTTCCGCAATGGTTGCTGTTGATGCTGGTACAACTAATGGTGGTAAACTATACGACACCAATATCAAGATCACTGATACCCTAAACACAACAAGTATTGTATGGAACAGAATCATTGATGATGGTGCTATCTATACATATGCTGCTCCCGTAACCGCATATGGTGCCCTTAACGTTGCTTATATAGCAGCAAATACAAATGCTATATCTTTGTCTGCAAACGTCAATACCTTGGCTGCCACATTTGCTGCTGCTAATGCTAATAATATCTCTTTGTCTGCTAACGTTAACGTATTGGCCGCCACATTTGCTGCTGCTAATGCTAATAATATCTCTTTGTCTGCTAACGTTAACGTATTGGCCGCCACATTTGCTGCTGCTAATGCTAATAATATCTCTTTGTCTGCTAACGTTAACGTATTGGCCGCCACATTTGCTGCTGCTAATGCTAATAATATCTCTTTGTCTGCTAACGTCAATACCTTGGCTGCATCTTTTGTATCAAATAGCCAGACATTATCTGCTAACGTTAACGTATTGGCCGGCAATAAATTATCAAACGTGTCAGGCACATCATTCAACGGCAATTTCTTTGTACCTGCTGGTAACGTTGGTATTGGTACTGCATCACCAATATTCAGACTACAGATTTTAAAAACAGGGCCAGCATCGGCGACCGCCGATATTGGAACCGGTGACGGAAATAAGTTTTTATATCTGAATAGTAATACGTCACCAGGATCATACAATGGAATGGTCCAGGCCAATGACGTATCTATAATTTATGGTGTAACAAATGGTGCAGATGTCAGTCCGAGTGGAATGGTAATTGCCCCTTGGTCAGGATCTAATCGTGGTATTCGTATAGATAACGGTGGTAATGTTGGTATAGGCAAACCAATACCAACCGCACCATTACATGTAGCACATGCAACCACAAATCCCCTAGCGGTCTTAGAATCTACAGGAACACAAGATATCGCTCTGTGGTTTACTAGATCAGGTACAGCAAAATGGTATGTATATAATGACAATGCCTCAAATGGTCTAAATTTTGGTATTAACGGCGGCCTTAACCCAGCACTAAAAATCACTTCAGCCGGTGTTGCGATGTTTAGTGCCGCAGCAAACACTACATCACTTGGTGTTGGTACTGCTGCATCTGGTGTCACTGGTGAAATTAGAGCAACCAACAACATTACTGCTTACTATTCTTCTGACAAATCTCTAAAAGAGAATATCAAACGTATTGAAAATGCTATTAAAAAGATCATGTCGATCAGTGGTGTTGAGTTCGATTGGACTCAAGAGTTCATTGATGCTCATGGTGGTGAGGATGGTTACTTTGTTCGTAAACATGATGTCGGTGTTATTGCACAGGACATTGAAAAGGTGTTACCAGAAGTAGTTGCAACCAAACAAGATGGTACCAAAGCAGTTAAGTATGATCGAATTGTTGCTCTACTAATTGAAGCAATCAAAGATCAACAAGAACAGATTGATGAACTGAAACGTTTGAAATCTAATAACTAAATATAACTAACAAAGAGGATCATGATGTCAGTCATCTACACTTGGAAAATTTTAGGTCTAAGAACAACAACTACCGAAGATAGAAATAATATTATCGTTGGTGTTGATTGGGAGAAAACTGGCACCGAAAACGGATTCAAAGGTTCATATACAGACTTTTCATCATTTCCTATATCAGCAGTCAACACTGATTCATTTGTACCATTCGAAGAACTAACCGAAGATGAAGTTCTTATATGGGTCAGAAATACTATTAGTGGTGAGTTTGAGACTGTAGTTGATATGCAAATTAAATCTCAGATAGATTCACAAGCAAATCAAACTGTAGCAGTAGAATTGCCTTGGGCAGCACCTGTTGCAAACACAGAAGGCACATATTAATGTCTCAGAGTCAACCAGCAAATAAAGAAGAACTTAAAGAGTTTTGTCTAAGACAGTTAGGTTATCCTGTTGTCCAGATCAACGTTGATGATGTTCAGGTTGACGATTCTGTTGAATTGGCGTTTGAATACTGGAACGAGTTTCACTTTAATGGTACAGAAAGAACATATGTCAAGCATCAGTTGACCGAACAGGACATTACTAACAAGTATGTTACTGTTAGTGATGGTTTGATTGGTGCCACTAGAGTTCTTAAAGTTGGTGGTAACAAGATGGCTATGAATATGTTCGACCTTAGATATCAGTTGCGTCTAAACGATCTTTGGGATCTTTCATCCACATCATATGTTAACTATTCATTGACTATGCAGCATCTTGCCACTCTTGATCTAATCTTTACTGGTGAGACACCTATTCGTTTCAATCGTCTTACAAACAAACTCTATATCGATATGGATTGGGGTGCTGACATTCAAGCCGGTGAGTATATTATTATCGAAGGCTTTGTAGTAACCGATCCTTCTGCATACACAAGAGTATGGAATGACCGTCTACTAAAGAAACTTGCAACTGCTTATGTTAAGAAACAATGGGGTGTTAACATGAAGAAGTATGCAGGTATGCAACTACCAGGTGGCATTACCATGAACGGCCAGCAAATCTTTGACGAAGCAGTTAAAGAGATTGCGGAAGTCGAACAGAATATTAGAGATACATACGAAGCACCCCCAGCGTTCTTGGTAGGCTAATGGCAGTTAATAGATATTTCAACCAATTCCCAAGTCAGACAAGATTGAACAATGAGCATATGCTCATGGAAGATATCATTGTCGAATCAATTCAGATTATGGGTCATAATGTCTATTACATTCCCAGAGAATCATTTGATAACGGTGACGCTATATTCGGTGAGTATAGCAAATCAAAATTCAATAGAGCATATCAGGTTGAAGCATATCTAGCCAACGTTGAAGGCTTTGAAGGTCAGTCAGATTTCTTCTCTAAGTTTGGATTAGAGATTAGAGATACATCTAACTTTATCATTTCACGCAGAGCATTTGCTAAGTTCATTCCTTCAGGTATGAGATTTAGACCACAAGAAGGTGATCTGATTTACATTCCTGTATTGCATAAGATGTTTGAGATTAAGTTCGTTGAACAAGAACTTATGTTCCACTCACTCGGCAAGAGATTGCCTTATGTATATGAAATGCGTTGCGAAGCATTCCGTTACTCAGAAGAAGAAATCGATACGGGTGTTGAGGAGATTGATGATGTCGCTGCTGATAATGCTTACACAATCAAACTATCACTCAATACAAATGGCACTGGACTATTTGAGGACAAGGACATTGTGTTCCAAAGTCCAGATCGTACATATGCAAACTCTACAGCACACGCTACAGTTAAGGATTGGTTCAGAGCAAACGGATCACTATTCATTTATGATATTACTGGAAACTTTACTGCAAACTCAAATGTGTATGCCAAGTCATCTAATGCTGTCTATAGACTATCATCAACAGACGACAAGACAGATTATGTTGTGTATGATGTTTACGACAATAAGGATCTGGATACAGGCTCAGACTTGATTCTTGATCTAACAGAACTTAACCCATTTGGAACACCATAATGCTGCATAATCCACACTTCTATCACCAACTAACGAGAAAAGCAGTTGTTCTATTTGGTAGACTTTTCGATGATATCAGTATCATTAGAAAGAATGATCAGACAGGTGCAGAGGTTAGTCGCTTTCGTGTACCTATCATCTATGCTCCTAAGGAGAAGATGGTTACTCGTATTCTATCTGATCCTGATTTGCTAAAGCAACTTGGTGCCATTCTACCTAGAATGAGTTTTGAGATCACAGGTATCTCATATGATTCACAGAGAAAGCAAAACTCTCTACTAAAAGCAGCAAAGTCTAATACGACAAGTCATGTAACCTCATCATATATGGGTGTACCTTATGACATTTCATTTTCTTTGAACGTATATGCACGTAACATTGATGATGGTACACATATCATTGAGCAGATTCTTCCGTTCTTCAATCCAGACTTTACTGTAACAACTAACATGATTCCTGATCTAGGAATGCTCAAAGACGTTCCTATCATCTTAAACAATGTAAGCAATGAGATTGAATATGAAGGTGACTATGATTCTGTAAGATATGTTTACTGGACCTTAAACTTCACAATGAAAACTTATTACTATGGTCCTATTTCATATCCCAAGATCATTCGTACCGTATATGCTAACATCTATAATGATCCTAGCCTACAGGCAGGATATATAACAAGACTAAACCTATCTAATGCTTCTGGCACATTCAAAGCAGATGATATGGTTTATCAAGGTTCGTCATATAATACAGCAACAGCATATGGTGTTGTCATCAACTACAACTCAGATTTGGATAAACTAGTTCTAGGTGCAACACAAGGTCAGTTTAGTCTAAGTGGTAATGTTCATGCAGTATCCACAAATGCTACTGCTACAATCGAATCGTTTGATGTTAATCCTATCAAACTAGCAGAGATTAAAATTACACCAGATCCTGTGACTGCACAGCCAGATGATGATTATGGTTATACAGTAGATGTTACAGAGTGGCCTGAAACGGAGTTATAATATGGGCGTTGAGAAAAATTTGTCTGATGCATTAGGTATCGAACATGAGACTATCGAAGTAAAAAAGGACGAGATAGTCCCTTATGAGCCTGAACCTAAGCAGGAACTGACAGACGAAGATGAAGATTATATTCTAGTAAGAAAGACCCTCCGCAATCTAATAGAAAAGGGTAACGATGCAATCGAAGAAATCGCAGTCATCGCTAGACAAAACGAAAGTGCAAGGGGTTTTGAGGTTGTTTCTAATCTCATCAAAACTGTTGGTGAAACGTCAAAAGACCTCTATGCGTTACAGAAAACTAAGAAAGACCTAAAGATACCTGATCCGGATTCTGATCCTAGAAAGAAGAATGCCGATGGACATATTAACGTGGAACAAGCAGTATTTGTAGGCTCAGCGGCTGAATTGTTGTCTGCTATTAAGAGTAAGAAAGAAGAAGATGGCAAGGACACCTTACAGTTACCAGAATAACCCAAACTTACCAAACGAACAATATCGTCACGCTTTTACTCAAAAAGAACTTGATGAATATATCAAGTGTGCTGAGGATCCCGTTTACTTTGCCAAGAAGTATATCAGAATCATTAACGTTGACCGTGGTTTGATTCCGTTTGATATGTGGGACTTCCAAGAGAAGATGCTACAAACATTCCATGACAATCGTTTCTCTATATGCAAACTACCACGACAGGTTGGTAAGTCAACGACTAGTGTGGCTTACATTCTGCATCAAGTATTGTTTAATGAAAACTTTGTTACTGCCATTCTTGCTAACCGTGCTCCTACTGCCCGTGAGTTGTTACAGAAACTAAAACTAGCATTTGAATACTTGCCTATGTTTTTAAAGCAAGGCATCAAAGAATGGAACAAAGGTTCTATCTATCTTGCTAATGGTTCAAGAGTTCTAGCAGACTCTACCTCAGGTTCATCTGTTCGTGGTTTCTCGTTCAACCTAATCTTTCTGGACGAGTTTGCGTTCGTTCCCAATAACATTGCTGAGGAGTTCTTTAACTCTACATATCCTACCATTTCATCTGGTAAAACTTCTAAGGTTGTTATCGTTTCTACTCCTAACGGTATGAACCTATTCTATAAGATGTGGACAAAAGCAGTCGAAAAGACTAGCACATATCAACCGATTGAGATTCACTGGTCAATGGTGCCGGGTAGAGATTCGGCATGGGCAGAAGAAACTATCAGAAACACTAGCCAAAGACAGTTCGACCAAGAGTTTGGTTGTGAGTTCTTGGGATCATCCAACACACTCATTTCTGGTTCT